AGTAAAGCCATACAGTCTGAAGGATGGCACTTTAATACAGAGCACGAGTATACACTTACTCCTGATGCCTCCACATCTAAGATTGTACTGCCTAGCAATACGCTAAAGGTCGATCTTAACCCTGAAATTTATACAGACTCAGACCCTGTGCAGCGTGGACTTACATTGTATGACCGCAAGAATCACACGGATGTCTGGTCTAAGGAGGTTAAAGCCTCCATTACTTTTGAGTTGGAATTTACAGATATGCCTGAGCAGTTCCGACATTACATCACCGTTAAAGCAGCTCGTATCTTTGCTAATCGTTTCTTAGGCAGCAGGGAGATAGAAGGCTTTGCTTTGAGGGACGAGATAGAAGCTAAAGCTAGAGCAGTAGACAGCGACTCAGAGAACGCTGATAGAACTATATTTGATAACTACAGCGTACTGCGTGTGCTTGATAGATAATGCCTCTGTTAGTTAACAGTGTACCAAACCTCGCACAAGGTGTATCACAACAGCCTGACAATTTAAGATACCCCGGTCAGTGTGATGAGCAGATCAATGCTTGGGCTACTGTTGTAGAAGGACTTGTTAAACGCCCTAACACACGTCATGTAGGCAAGCTGTTTACTTCTCCGCTTAGCAATGACGCTTTTGTTCAATACATAGACAGAGATGAGAACAATAGATATGCAGCTGTTATAGATAGTAACGATGTATCTGTGTTTGATTTAGCAGACGGTACAGAGAAGACAGTGTCTATATCAGCTAATGCACAGACTTACTTAAATGGTATAACAAATCCTAGAGAGAATGTTAAAGCGTTAACTGTTGCTGACTATACATTCATAGCTAACAAAGAACAGACGGTATCGTTGGGTAGTACACTTAGTCCATTATTATCTCAAGGAGCAGGGCCAGACGGTGTACTAGGTACATCAGATGATGTATCAAATCAGTACGAAGCTTTAGTATTTGTTAAGTTGGGAGATTACGATAAACAGTACGCAGTACACACTATATTCCCCGGAGCTGATGGTGAGTTTGATACTGGTGATGATGTGGAGCAAGCTTTTGATGTACTTAGTGGTGATGGCGTAGGGGGAGATGGTAGCGACGCAGATACTATTGCTATAGCCACACAGTTGTATGACGTACTAAACGCAGGAGGTACTGCTGATTATGTAGCTTCTGCTACCGTTACACACGCTGGTAACAACTATGACCCAGCTAATCCACCTGCTGTTGCTTTTAGTGGAGGAGGAGGTTCAGGTGCTACTGCTATTGCTGCGGTTAGTACAGGAGGTAATGTGACAGCTATTATTATAACCAACGGTGGTAGTAACTATTCATCTGCTCCTACTATTTCTATAGCTAATCCACCATCCGGAGGTAATGTAGCAACAGCAACAGCTGTATTAGGAACGGTTGCTGCATTCAATGGTACGGTGGTAAGAGAAGATGCTGTTATAAAACTTACAGCTACTGAAGACTTTAGGATACACACCAATGACGGGTTAGCTGACCAAGGTTTAGGTTTAGTATATAAAGAAGTATCAAACATTACAGACCTACCTGCTAAAGCTTTTAATGATTTCCGAGTAAAAGTAAAAGGAGACACTGAATTAGTACAAGACGACTACTATGTAAAGTTTCAAACTAAAGACGGTAATGATTTTGGCGAAGGTACTTGGGTGGAAGACATTGGATACGGTGTAAAGGTAAGCATCAACGCTACCACTATGCCCTTACAGCTCAAGCCTGATGATGCTACTTTTAACACTTGGACTTTAGATACAGCTACTTGGTCTAACAGATTAGTAGGAGATGATGATACTAACCCAGCTCCTACTTTTGTAGGCTCCAAGATAAACGACATCTTCTTCTATAAGAACAGGTTAGGATTGCTAACAGATAGCAGTATCGTGTTTAGCGAGTCCGATGAGTACTTTAACTTTTGGAGGACTACTGTATTGCAGTTGTTGGATAGTGCACCTATTGATGTAGGAGTAAGTCATACAAAGGTAGCTGTCCTGCAACACGCTGTACCCTTCCAAGAGAAGCTACTTATCTTTTCTAACAGCACACAGTTTGTGTTACGAGGTACAGACCTACTCACACCTAAGACTGTAAGTATTACACCTGCTACTGAGTACGACTCCTCGGAGACTATTAAGCCGTTAGTACTTAATAACTATGTATACTTTAACTTCCGCAGGAACAGCTACGAAGGATTAACAGAGTACTTCATAGATAACGACACTGCTGTCTTTGACGCTGCTGAGGTTACTGCACAAGTACCTACTTATATACCGTCGAAGATAGAGCTAATGACGGGCACTGCTGTTGAGAACTTAGTCGTAGCTGTGAACGGTGACAGGACAACGATGTTTGTCTACAAGTTCTTTTGGCAGAATAAGGAGAAGATACAAAGTGCGTGGCAGAAGTTTACATTTGCTAGGTCTATTGTAAGCATGGGCTTTATAGAGTCTGATCTATATGTTATAACAAAGGACAGCACGGATACATTTCTTGAGAAGCTGCCAATGGAGAATGACCTACAAGACCCTAACGGTTATACTATATTGTTAGACAGTAGGATCGACGGAGACAATGAAGATTTATCACTTGGCATCTCTTATGATGTACCTACTAAATCTACTACTATTAACAACTTACCTTACAACTCAACAGGTGTGGAAGTGTACAGTAAGCATGGACATAAACGAACAGTAAGTTCTACAGGAGCTAACTCAGTCACATTAGCAGGTCAGCTGTTTAGTGTAGTCAGTTACGATAACGCTATTTACAAATGCATAGACACACACACTTCTGCTTCAGGCAATACACCAGATACAAGCGACGACTGGGAAGTGACAACAGATTTTACTTCGGCTTCTCCTTGGGTGGTTGATCGTTTATACACCGATGATAAGTATTTCTTTGCAGGTATCCCGTACGATATGTTGTACAAGTTCTCCGATCAGACACTGAAGCAACCAACGGAGCGAGGAGGACGCAGTGCCAGTGATTACACCTTCCAAACTATTCGTAGCGGTAGTCTTAACTATGCAGACAGCGGACACTTCACTGTAGAAGTAACACCTAAGTTTAGAGATACATATACCTACGCTTTCAACCCTGACATACTAGGTGCTAACTTAGTACTTAACAGTTTTACACCACAAGACGGACACTTTAGATTCCCTGTGCAATGTCAACCAGAGGACGCAACGATAGAGGTAAAGAGCAGTTCTGCCTTGCCTTGTAAGTTATTAGCTGCAGAGTTTGAGTCCATGATGATACCGAGGAGTAAGAGATATGGAAGTTAAAGTAGAGCAAGCACAGCCTGATATGGATGCTTTTGACTTGTACGATGATATGAGGGAGGAAGACATGGTCGAGTGTATCGGTCTTATGCACCACCCTAAAGATGCAGTTGTTGAGTCCTTTACTTGCTCCAGTAAATGCTACAGTGTACGAAGTGAGGATGGACTGCATTGCTGTTTTGGTGTGAGTCCTAGAGAGAACAATGTAGGAGTAGTGTGGTTGCTTGGTACGAGACAGCTGCCTAAGATTCGTAAGTATTTCTTAAAGCACTCTAAGCAATATGTTGAGGAGTTGATGGAAGGTTTTGACTACTTAACAAATGTTATAATGAAGACAAACTACCTTAGTTATCGGTGGTTGCAGTGGTTGGGCGCTGAGTTTAACGATTGCCAACTAGATGGTTATCAGTCATTTATATTAAAGAGTAAGTAACGATATTATGTGTCATCCAGCAGTATTAGTAGGTCTAGCCGTAGCATCAGGAGGTGCTCAATATATTGGACAGCGTAGGATGGCTAAACAACAAGCAGCTTATCAGGCACAGGCAGCAGCAGCGGAGCGTCAGCGTTTCATGCAGGAACAAACCTCTCTTCGTATGCGTCAAGCACAGGAGCAGGAAGCGGTGGGTCGTGAGCTTGAGCAGGTAAGCAGGAAGTCACAGGAAGCTTTAGCTCGTGCTAGAGTATCTGCTGGAGAAGCAGGAGTAGCGGGAGCCTCTGTGCAAGCTTTGATGGATGACTATGTTAGACAGGAAGCAGGGTATCGTGCAGCAACTTTAAGACAACAAGAGTTAGGTGGAGTAGCTACAGGCTTAGGCTTAGAGCAAGCAGGGTTCGCTACACAACAAAGACAGATCGGTATTAACAGACCTATCAATCGTCCTAGCTTCTTAACATCTGCTTTATCTACAGCTACTAACGCAATGATGGCTTACGGTACAGGATTACAGATACAACAGGCTGGCGGTTTTGGTGGTATGGGTGGAGCACCTGCTGGAACTATAACAGGGAAGACAGCTTCATACGCACCCGGTACGGTAGGTGCTGGCTACGATATTTAAATTATGGCAGAACGAGTACAAGTACAAGGATTAGGAGGAGCCGTTCCCGGTATATCTCCAACAATTCAACGAGGTGGTCAGTACAGCGTACAAGTACAGCAAGCTGGTCGTAACAAGTTGATGGACTTAGCTGATGCTCTTTCGCAGGTAAACCCGCTGTTACAGAATTATGTAAGACTAGGTGGTATTCAAGAAGCTATAGGAGCTGAAGAAGCTGCTGCATTGCCTGAGTCAGAATTATTTAAAACAAGAAGAGGCAGTGGAGGCGGTCGTGGGGTTGATCCTTTTGCTGAAAGAGCTAAGGAACGTAGGTTCAGAGAGGAGATAGAGAAGCGTAAGGTAGAGTACAGAAAGAAGTTATTAACCGAAGGACAACAAGCCTTTCAATTAGACCCTACAGGTGTGTCCGAGCAGTTAAAACAAAGAGCACGTAAGTTAGCTGAGATGGGTGAATTACCTGATGAGGCTAATGTTATACGAGAGATAGGAGCGTTACGAGCACAAGCTGAGGTTTTAGCTAAGAGAGATTACAGAGCTATGCTCCTTGATCCTACAGTGTTACAAACGACTGAAGACCCTGTTGTTACTGCTTTACAGAAAAGAGAAGAGTTTCTTGAAAGAATAGAATTACAGAACCCACTTGTCAGAGATCACGCTTTAAAGTTTTTAATGGAAGCTGAAGACGAGTTTATTGATAAAGCACAAGACAGGCTAGATGCTCGCAATATTGAGATAGGTAAGAACAGTTGGTTAGATTTAGGTAGAGATTCTATTTCTTTAGCAATTGGCGGAGAGTTGGATGTAAACGATGAAGCTGTTAAAACTTGGTTGAACCACCCCGCTGGAATATTTAAAGGCTCCCGTAAGTTTGCTTGGGACAACTTGATAAAGGAAGATTTAAAGGAGGGAATGACGAGTGGTAAATATACACCTACACAAGTAACGGACTTCTTAGACGATCTTAGAGGTTTAGATTTAGGGGGAGGAGTAAAGTTTGCGGACGAAGAAACAGGAAACGCTATATCCGACTTTTATGGTTATGTAGAGGGGCAACGTGCAGTGATAGAAAACAGAGCTAAAGAGGCAGTAAACTTAGAAGTACGGCAAGCTATAGGCTCGGCTAGTCAAAGGTTTTTTGAAGAATATAAGGAATCAGGAACTGTATCAGAAGATACTTATATAGCAGAACAGCAAATAGCTTCAGAAAAAGTACCTTTACACATGGTGACACAAGTACAAGCCGATATTAATCAAGCTTGGAAAATGTTTGAAAAAAGAAGAGACGAAGCAACAAACGTTGTTTTTGACGATTTAAATGGAGGTATAGAAGACGGTGTAGATTTGGATATAGTAAAAGCTGATATAATAGCAGCAGCCAATTCTGGAAGTATTACAGCAGATCAATACGATAAATTAAATACACGCTTAGAAAACTCTAGAGACTTCGACGTTCAAGTACTAAAGAACCCCAGTTACATTGATTTAAAAAGTTCTTACAATGAAATTATTACAGGTTTTAAACGAGAGAAAACATTACAGTCTGGTTTACTTGACCCCTCTACATCCAGAGGTTACTTTCAGCTCTTAACACTTGACGGAAATCAGAAGAGTGAACTAGAAACAGATACTTTTTCGATTTATACAGCTATTAAAAATAAAGCAGGAGAAGCTAAAGCTAAGATGTTTGTTAACAGCCGATATAGAGAATTTGATCGAAGGCTACGTAATACTTTAGAAAACGAATTTAATAAAAGAGTAGCGAAGGGGGAAAGCGTCGATGTCGCTAAGACTTACATTGAAGAGAACCAAGACGCTATTGCTGAGAAATTATTTGAAAGTTGGTCGGCAGACTCTATAAGCGTAGCAAATACTATTT